GACTCAGCAGACAATCCAGCGGCAGCAGTATCAAGACGAGCAATGTTGACACCATCTTCATGCAGTTGACGAAGACGTTCGATGTACTTACTCTGATCTTTACTTGGACCTGAGCATGTATCATCAGCAAAGTGTAGATACTTATCCAGATCTACACGGAAACGCTCATCTTTCTTCTTGTTCTTATCTGCTGATTTCTCTTTGATCTTTTCAGCAGTAACCCAAGCATTAAATCCTTTCTTATTAATAAAGTCCTCAGGTGTTTGAGGAGTATCATCTTTCATATCTTCAAGGTTGGTTTCCATACCTTCCTTGATGTCCTGAGCAGCATTAGAAAGTTTTTCTGCTGCTGCTGAGGCAGCGTCATTACCACCGAAGTCAACATTAACGTTGTTATCGCGGGATCTTTGGTTAGCGGAATCGGTCATACTTGCCAGGAATCAAATTTACTTTGGGGTTTGTGTTCGAGGATCTTATCCTCAATGCCTTGACCAGAGTCAAGGATGTTGTCTTGTTCGGACTGATCACAATCATACAGTCTCATCTTCGCTCTGTCAATACCTATGATGAACCTCTTGTTCATGTTCACATCATTGTATCTATTCTTCAACTGCTTAACCATAATCTGACCTGTTGCTTCCAGTTCCTCTGTGGAAATAAGAGCGATCATTAGATCAGCGGTAGCAGGAAGACCGAAAGACTCAGATGTATCTTGCAGATCAACATCAGAACTACCATACCCAGAACGTGTAGTCTGGGTGGCAGATACAATAGGTACATCACACTCAACAGCAAGACCACGCAGTTCTTCTGCAATAGATTTGACGTAAGTGTAAGAGTTTACAACTGCATTCTTGTAACGTGCAGATGCACAGATGTTCAGGTAGTCAACAAAGATAATATCAGGGGCAAATCCCCTCTTCATACTCAGTTCATTCAACAAAGATTTGAAGTGATTAACATGAGCAGAAGCAGTAGGATATTCTTTGATAACTAGACGACCCTGAGTTTGTGTCGCGACCCTATCTACTTTGGATCGGAATTGTTGTTTGGTAAATAACGGATCGGAGAGTTGTTTGATGTTAACGTCCAGGACGTTTGCGTCAATTCGTTCAGCAATCTTCTCCTCTGCCATTTCAAGTGTAATATAGAGTACGTTCCTCCCTTGCAGGAGTGCGGCACTAGCCATATGGCACATAAATAAACTTTTCCCGACACCCGTTCCAGCAAGAGCGATGTTGAGAGTCTTGCTAGGGAGACCACCTTTGGTAATCTTGTTAAGATATTCCAAATCAAATGGGATTTTGTCTTCCTGTTTGTGATAGAAGTCGTAGCGGTCATCGGAGTCTAGTAAGTAATCGTGTCCAACAGTATCGTCAAAGCATGTCCCAAGTGCTTCCGCCATGATGTGGGGAATAGCATCTTTGGTTCGTGATTTATCCTGTCCGTCAGCAATCTTAATAGATTCCATCAGGGCAAGATATATAGCACGTTCTTTACACCACTTTTCTGTGGTCGCATACAACCACTCTTCATTATAGGTGGTGTCATCAATCTTAGTATCAAGGAAGTCTTCGATGTCCTTAATAATCTCTGCGCTCAAATCACGTCTCTTCTCGATCTCAATTTTGAGAGCAGTAGTCTCTGGGATTTGATTATACTCTGTCACATATTCATTGATCTCATGAAACAATACCTGATGTGGTTGATTGTCAAAGTATTCATCCTTTAAGAAAGGTAGTACAGATCGACAGTAATTATCATCACGAATAAGTTTACTGAGGGCAATTTCTTCGATCTTTTGCATTAAATGTAGTGGAGATAGGTGCCGATAATGTATTTGTTAGTATTAAGTGGTGGCAGACCTGCATGTGGGTAGGTCCAAGTGGGAGGGAAGATAAGACAGCGACCTGCTTTTGGTTTTACTTTGATCCCCATCTTAGTAAACCACGTTTCTCCCCCTTCGTCAACATCATTGAGATAAAAGAATAAAGCAAGGAATCTCCGAGCACTACTATGATCACCAACATCAACGTGAGGATCAAAACGATCATCGTCTTCGGCAACATACTTCTTCAAACGAATCTGTTCCAATGCGTTCTCTGCTGGCCATGCTGCCTTACAATCAGTGTCTTCCATGTATTGCTCAGAGGTATCTTTGATCGCCTCAATCAATCGATTGTGGATCTTACCCCAGATAGAATCAGGATTATCCTGAGCATACTCAGTCACATTGAACTGATGAAACTGTGGTCTTCCACCACGATCCCAATATTCCCAGTCAACATCTCTGGAAGAATCCATGATGTTCTTGATGAGGTTCTTATCTAGAACATCGTCATAGATTTTAATGAAATGATCATGCTCCATAGGTAAACTCCTTGTGTGCTGCTTCTTCTAGTTGTGCCATCACTTCGTCGGTGAAGTATTTCTCTGGATTAGAAAGGATAACCTTAGGATATACATTCCCAGAATCAGTCTTGTAACGATTGCCAATGCGCTCAAAGACTCCGTACTTCTCACCCAGTTCCAGTAGTCCATAATACTTGTCGAGTCCACGCTCGTCATAAAAAAGTCTGGTCTCAACCTTAGCATTCTCCCGCGTAAAGCGAGACTTTTTAGTCTCACACTTAATAATGTTGCCAATCACTTTCTTGTCTCCGTCCTTCTCCTTTGATTTGCTTAGGTAAATTATAGACGACGCAGCGTATTTTAGTCCACTACCACCACCCATTTCTTTCATTGGCACATAGGCACCAACCACATCATAGGTGTGATTTGTGACGATCATAGGAACGTTTGCCTTGCCCAGTTTCAAAGTCAGCACACGGAAGATAGACTTCACAATCTGTGCTCGTGTCATATCACGAGTCTCTTTGCCATCAGTGGCATCTTGTACTTCCTTGGTTGTGGAAAGCATACCAAGAGAATCTAAACAGAACATCAAAGGTTTACGGTCCTCAGGTTTCTGTTCCAGATACTTATCAATGATCTTGATTGCTTGGGTACGAAACTCTTGCACTGTAACAACAGGAACAATCATCATACGATTGGAATCGATCTTACGACTCTCAATCATGTCGCGAGAGATTGCAGACTCGGACTCAAAATAAATGCATCCAGCATCAGGATCAGCGTCAAGAAAATTACGAACGATGCTAAGAGTAAAATAAGTCTTTCCCGTGCTCGATTCACCAGCAATAGCCGTAATCTTGTTGGAAGGAACACCTCCAAAAATAGAACCAGAAACCACGGCGTTAAAGAGATAACACCCAGTATCAACAAAAGATGTAACATCGCCAGCGGCAACCCCTTCGCTAACAACGCCAGCATACTCATTGCCAATCTCCTTGACTACATCATTAAGAAAACTCATCCGAATAAAAACTCCAAAGTGTTACGTTTTTCAGGTGTCCAACCAACAGCGTCAAGAACAACCTTGACAGGACTGAGGAAAGACTTGGTAAATTGCTCATCATAGTCCACTGAACCGTGGACATCAAACTCTTTGGGTAGAGTCTGGAAGAATGAAATAACATTCTCCCCCATCCTATTAGGTTTGCGTAAATAGATGTACTTGATCTTCTCTCCCTCTTGTATCAGAGGATACTTGTGGGAGATCTTCAACTTCTTACAGTAATAATTATACAACAAAGAACCCCTCACATGCATGGGGCATCCTTTACCATATATCTGTGAGGGAGAAGAGAACTTCCCTATGTTATTACAACTACGTGGGAATGCAATGTCTTCCAATGGAAGACTCTCAAAATCACGACGGAACTTTGCAATAAACTTTTGAATGTCTTCCTCAGTACCACTCATAACAACGTTGAGAGCGTCCTTAATCGCTGTACGACAAGGTGCAGGAGTGGAAGACTTGACTGCTTCGATGCCCATGATTTTAAGTTTGGGTTTCTCATATCGAACGCCCTCACTATCCCATACATGTAGAATATATCTCTTCTTAGCAGTCCAGATACCACGGTCAGCGATGTTCTCTCGCTTCATTTGCATCTTTTGATCATATGCCGAAACATACGTCGCCAGGTTTTGATACGACCGTTCAATAAAAGGTTCCAATTTTTCTTGGCATACCTTATCAAGTAAGGAAACAGTTGCTGCTTTATTGTCAGACTTATTACCAAGAAATTTAGTAACAAGAGGTCCAAGATTAAGATAGATTGAGTCAGTGTCAGATGCAATGACATAATCTTCTTCCTCGGTTTGCAATATTTTATTTAGGTACTTGTTAACATCCGATTCAATCCATCGAATACTTACTTGCCCCGAGAGAGTAATCGCCTCAGCATTTGCCAGATTGAAGTATCGGAAGTATTGGTTTCCGATGGCACCATAGGCAGAGTTGAGTTGGATCTTTCTTGCCATTTGGAT